GGTACGTACCGCGGTATAATGATAATAACAAATAGAAGAGGAGAATAAAAACAATGGCAAAAAAATCAATTACCCCAACTTTAAGGGTTAATCAAGATGACTTCTTGAAATTCAAAGCGTTAAAAGAAAAAAATGGTATATCTTGGACGAAGTTTATTGCCTACGCCAGCAAACTGATTGAAAACGATAAAAAGGAGAAATAGTCATGGCTGAAACAGAAATTTGGAAAGCACATCCTGAATACACAGGAATAGAAGTATCAACGTTTGGTAATGTCCGCACATTAGATAAGGTTACATCAAGCGAAAATAGAACATGGTTTACTAAAGGGCGAGTTTTAAAACAATACAAAAACAACAGAGGCTATCTGCAAGTAAAAATTCAAATTGATGGGAAGTGGACTACAAAATCAGTTCATCAGCTAGTTGCCCAGACGTTTATTCAGAATCCGAATAATATGCTGGAGGTCAACCATAAAGACTGCGATAGAACAAACAACAACGCTGGTAACCTTAATTGGTGTACACATCAAGAAAACATTGCATACCGAGACAAATTAGGGCACACGGCAAGAAACAATGCGCCAAAGTCACCTGTTTATGCAATCAATTTAGTCACATTGGAAGTATCTCGGTATCCGTCACAAGCCGAAGCTAGTCGGACACTGGGAGTTCTTTATCAAAGCATTAACAAAGTTATTAAAGACAGAATAAAACAAGCCGGTGGCTTTTGGTTCACTAACGCCGATGACAATGCTGATGATGCTATTAATCGCAAGCTTCATGATGTTGGTGGAATTGGATTAAAGATTAAACAAGGGAGATAATCAGATGAAAAAAGTTGTCAATTTTACTAACAGCGCGAATATTTATGTGGTTTTAGGCCAAGTAGGTAGTGGCAAAACGCATCTAGTGCTAGGCCATGAAGGCACGAAACTCGTGATCAGTTTCGACAGTTCATACAGCACGCTAGTTGGTCATGAAAATGAAGTGACAGTCTTAGAACCGGAATTATCAGACTATAATGACGCAGACGGATTTATTGCTGAAATTGATAATATGGCTAAAGATTATGATCTGGTCGTGCTCGATAATCTCTCGGCTTTAGAAACGACGTTAGTTGAAGCTATTACCGATGGTAAGGTTGGAAATAATACCGATGGAAGAGCTGCCTATGGCATTGTCCAAAAGCTATTATCTAAGTTCAGTACGTGGGCGATTCATTACAAAGGCGATGTGTTATTCACACTTTGGTCATTAGTCACTGAAGATGGAAAAGAAGAGCCAGCTATGAATGCTAAGGCTTTCAATTCTGTAGCTGGATATGCAAAACTCGTTAGTCGGACAGAAACAGGATTTGACGGTTACACGGTGGTAGTTAACCCCGACAACCGCGGCGTGATTAAAAACCGCCTGGCTGATAAAATTAAAAAACAAACAATTAAAAATGACGACTACTGGAAAGCAATCAATTTCGCTAAGGGTGAAAAATAATGGAAACAGAAATCTGGAAAAAACACCCATACATTGAAAAGCTAGAAGTTTCAACATTAGGTAGAGTTAGAACACTAGATAGAGTAGTTCCGTGTAGAGGGAATAGAACGCAGTTGGTAAAAGGACGAGTTTTGAAACAACAGGACAATGGTATTGGTTATCTGCAAACAAGTTTTCGCATGAATAGGAAACTTGTTACTAAATCAGTTCACCGACTTGTATCAGAAACATTCATTTCCAACCCTGATAATTTACCGCAAGTCAACCACAAAAATTGTGATAGAGGTGATAATCGTGTTAGCAATCTTGAATGGTGCGATGAATCATATAACCAGAAATACAGGAATAAACATGGGGTATCACAAACAGAAGCGGCAGGGCACCCCTTATTAGCAGTCAATTTGAACACACTGAAAGTATCTCGTTTCCGATCACAGCATGAAGCAGGCCGAGAACTTGGACTTTTTGATCAAAACATTCGCGCTGTTATTAAAGGCAGACGAAACAGCACCGGTGGTTTCTGGTTCGTGAACGACGATGATAAAGCTACTGACGCTATTAAGAATAAATTACGCAAGATTAGCAAAGGAAGGTAGCCATGCAAACACTTAAAGAGTATGCAGTTGCAGATAACACCAACAATGAAAAATTTTCGCCACGCGTATATCGGGCTTACAGGGCCATACAGGGCTTGGAAGATGACAGTGATAAAACATTCGCGGCATTGGCTAAAACCGCTAAGAACGTAAATGTGGAGGAATTAAAACTGGTCTACGGTGCATTGACTGCTGAGTTTACGATTAGAGAATTAAGTTACGATGTAAGTAGGCTGTATGACATGATAAAAGATGTTGCGTACCCGCGCACTAAAAAAGCAACTGACGAAGCGGCTGAATTGATGCATGATGTTCTAATGGTGATCGCGAAAAAGGTTACCGAGTTTAAAGATTATGCGCCGATCGAAGAGGCAATGACGGTTCCATGTAAGCCGCTAGAAAGATTTATTGATTATCTGGAATCAGAAACGTACAAAGGTGTTTGGTCGGACATCATGAAATATCCGTTCGATAACCAGAAGGCTGGTTTACGTAAGCATTTAATGCTTGGGTTCGCACCGTCAACTGGTAAAACGATTATCACGAATGCATTAGATACGCTGTACTACCGCATTGATGCCAATGTGCAAACACGTAAGTCATTCAGTTTTGACGCTGGTGTCTGGAACGGTATGGTAAACGGTAAATTTTTAGTTATTACTGATGACGATGATGAATCGCAACCAATTTCATCGGACTTTATTAAAAACTTCATGAACCAACGCATGGCTAGCATGACGGCCAAACAAGGTGAACGTGATTTTAAAACTTATAGTGGATCATCTGTTATTGCTACCAACACTGAAGAAGATTATTTTGCTTCACCACAAGTTTCAAAGCGATTGATTTTAGTTAGGCTGAATCATACGTTACCAGATTTTACGTTTGACGAATTAAATGAGCTTCACAATTTAGATGTGGCTGAAATTTTAAACTACGTCAATTACGAACGGCCAACTAAATTGTTTGACGTTAAAAATAAATGGAACAACAAACTAGATATCAGAATTGAGGAATGCAAAAAGTATGTGAACGAGATGGGCGCAGTCAAAGCCGGATCGCTAAAAAAAGAATTTGGTAGAGATATTGTGAAGGCTGCATACCCTGATGGTGCCAAGACTAAACGCGTTGATGATTTGGTTATTTACGGATATTTTGCCGAGAAAGAAAACAATGAATTACCTGAACAAAGGTCATTTGATGAATTTAATATTTCAATGCTGGCTGGGCTTAAAGACACTAAGCCAAAGAAAATCATAACTACGTTTGGTTACATGTCAGATAACATTGAAGCGGCTAACGATGTTCCTAAAGAACAACAAGCAATGTTTGGGATGTTCACCGGAACAGGCGTTAAGACCGATGAAATTGATAAGGCAACGGGGGTTGTCCTTGATGTTGATAAATCCAAACTAAAATCGCTGAAAGAAATTAAATTGCCGTACGCGTTTATCGCTTACGAGACTTCAAACAGTAAGCCGGATAAGTTACGCTACCGAATTGTGGTGCCTGGAATCGAAAGCAAAGACGCTGACGAATATCGTGAGAACGTCATTAAGGTTAGCAAACTATTGAAAGATGATATTGATACGACTTGTGAAGCGATTGCTCACCGATATTTCATTGGCGGTAAGAATATCGTTATTAATTACAAGCCGTTAAGTTATTCATTGCCTCGTGACACGACTGGAATTGTTAGTCGCGTAGCTTCAGCAGCGGTAGGGAGCAGAAATTCAATCACCTTTTGGGCATTGAATCGGGCGAAAGAAGCCAACGATGAAGATCTGGCAGTGGAAGTTTTAAAGGCTTCACAGTGTGACGAGGCAGAAATAGAGCGTTTTGCAAGACGCTGGGATAATAATAAAATTTAGAACATTGGAGGAAATTGCAATGATTAATAGTGAAGAAGAAATTTGGCGGGCGCATCCTGAATACACAGGAACAGAAGTATCAACGTTCGGTAGAGTTAGAACACTGGATAGAGTAGTTCCGTGTAGAGGAAATGGAACGCGGTTCGTAAAAGGGCGGATTTTAAAGCAATATAGTGACAAAGGTGGTTATTTGCAAGCGCAGATTAAAGTTAATGAAAAATGGATTATGAAAAGAGTTAATCGGCTGGTTGCTCAAACCTTTATTGATAATCCAGACAATTTACCAATGGTCAACCATCGTGATTGCAATATAAAAAACAACCACGTCGAAAATTTAGAGTGGTGTACTGCTTCATATAATGCTCGGTATCGCGAGAAATATGGAGTTTCACGAATGAAAGCGGCTGGACATCCTTTATTTGCAATCAATCTAGCTACGCTTGAAGTTTCTAAATTTCCTTCACAAACAGAAGCTGGTAGAGCGTTTGGGGTTTTACAGACAAGCATTACTGCTGTTATCAAAGGTAGACGAAATCAAGCCGGCGGATTTTGGTTCGTGAATGATGACGGCCATGCCTTAGACGTTGTAAAAAGCAAACTTCATGACATTGGCGGAATTGGATTAAAAATAAAACATCGAGCAAGAATTTAAAAAATATGCAATTTAACTTTACAAGTGAAAGAGTTAGAGTTATAATAATAACATAGATTAAAGGAGGTTATAAATTATGCGGAAACATGCTAATGAAGATTTACGTTACATGTCGTATCGAATTCCAAATAGATTGATTGCAGATAAGTTAGGAATCACCGCTCAGGCTTACATGAACATGCTAGTCGATCCATTGAAGCAAGAAAAGCACGATCAAATTGTTGGAATTATTGAAGAACTCAAGGAGGAAATTAAAAATGGGACTATTGGATAAGATTAAGGAAAATGCGAATAACCGGATCAGTAACGAAGATTTACCGTTAGGCAATTATGATGGTGTATTAAAGAATATTAAGCACGGCAATGCGGCTGATTACGAAGTATGGCGTTTTATTTACGAAGTCGAAGACCAAAATCATAAGCCAGCAACTTTGGTCGACACGATGTTTGTTAACAGCGATCCGGAAAAGAATGAAAACCAATTATCTTTTCGGATTGCGCCATATTATGAAGCTGGAGTGATCAGCGATGAGATTGTTGAAAAAGCTACTGGCAATCTTGAAGGATTTTTCGAATGGCTGGTAAAACAGATGATCGGCACTGTTGTGACAGTTAAATTATCCGAAGAAACTTACAAAGGTAAGTCACGCCGAAATGTAACCTTGCAAAGCGTTAATACTGATAAAATTAAAGACGAAGACGATTCGATTCCGTTCTAAAAATAGGTGAAAATAATGACAATTTATAAACAGATTCCGGGTTATGAAAAGCTTTATGAAGCAGGGGAAGATGGGACTATTTGGAGCTGTGAGGGAAAGACAACATTTAGAAAATTAAGTGATGGCAGTATTCAAAAGCGAGTTTGGAAACGTCGGAAGTTGAAGCCTTCATCCAAAAAACGTCCGCGAAGTACAAATTACGATTATCGAGTAGTCCTTTGTAAGGATGGAACAGACAAAATATTGTCATTAGCACGACTAGTGGCGATGACGTTTGTA